TATCACCACTTGGTGTACCATCAGATAAACATGGAATGAGTGTAAATTCTCCATTTGCATTTGCTACTGTTATGGTTTGAGCACCATTATTTTGATCAAATACGCTTGAATCTGTACCATCGTGGTTGTATTTCCAATATCCAGTAGATGTTTCAGCATAAATTGAAATTGTTTCTCCAACTGATTTGGATGTTATAAAAGTTGCCATAATTTTTTTTCGTTTTTAAAGTTTATAATTTTATGTTATGGATTGATCTGTCCAACACCTTTAACACGTAATTTACCTGTTACAACGGGAACTAAATCAGCACCATCAACTACCCAATTATTTGCAATCAAGTAATCATAATCTGCAGTTCCGGCGGATGTTCTTCCTCCAGTTGTGTAAAATTCACCAGAGTCCCAATCGTTTGCTAATTCATTTGCTGCTAGAAGTGATAGAAGTGAATTGTTAGTTGAAGTTGGATTTGTCAATAGGTTATTAGATATATTTAAAAATTGAAGATTATTTAAACCTGTAGCATCAAATGATGTTAATTGGTTATTTTGTAAAGTTAAATCATTTAATGTGGATAATCCAGACCCATTAAATGAAGTTAATTGATTATTATAAATAAATAAATAAGTTAATGCTGATAAATCTGTTCCGTCAAATGAAGTTAATAAGTTAGAATTTAAATTTAAACCTGTTAGATTAATTAAACCAGTCCCATCAAATGATGTTATTTGGTTATTAACTAAACCTAAATCAACTATATCACCACTTACATTACCTTCACTATCGCATGAAATCAGAGTAAATTCTCCGTTTGCATTTGTTATTGTGATAATTTGTTCTCCATTTTCAAATACACTTGAATCTGCTCCATCATGATTATATTTCCAATATCCAGTAGATGTTGGAACATTAATTGTAATTGTTTCTCCTATTGATTTGGATGTTATAAAAGTTGCCATAGTTTTATTTTGTTTTTAAAGTTTATTAAAATGTTTTTGTATAAATATAGGGAGGAGTATTTCATCCTCCCCATAAATTTTAACTATTAATACATACCGTAAACAGCAACTTTATCACCAGCTAAAGGAGCATCGTTGAATGTTACAGATGTTGTAGTGATTGAATAATCACCAGCATCTTGTAATAGACCATTCAAGTAAACTGCCTGTGAACCAGCTCTAAGTTCGTTATTGAATGTAAATTCAGTACGTGAACCATTAGCAGTTTCAACTACACCAGCATTTCTGAAATAAATGTTAGTGAAATCGTATGCTAAAGATGCTTCAACAGATTCTGCACGAGATACTTCTGTGCTGATTTCATCCACTACATTCACACCATCAACTGTCAATTCACCAGATACTTCAACATTACCTTCGAATGTTCTTGTTCCACTTGCAGGAGCAGCAATTGTTTCTTTCAAACGAATTACGTTTCCAACAGTGTCAAGTTCAATAGTTGCTTCATCAGTTGCAGCTAAACCATCAATTTCACTTGAAACATATGCTTCAAGTGAGAAGTCAGCTGATTCTCTTGTAGAGATTTCATTTGACAATTCTGTTGATACTTCAGCAAATGAGTCAATTGAAGTTAAGTCAGTGTTTGCAATCAAGTAAGATACTTCTTCAGACAATTCAGTAGCTAAAGATGCTTCAGCAGCTTCTGCTCTTGAGATTTCTGTAGAGATTGCATCTGTTAATGAAGCTTCTGCACTCATTGCACGAGATTCTTCAGCATCAACGTCAGCAATACGAGCTGAAGTTTCAGTAGATAGATCAGTAGCTAAAGACTGGTCAGCAGCCAAACGAATAGAAGCTTCGTTGTCAATTGCAGATACTCTTGCAGACTCTTCAGCGTCAACGTCAGCGATTCTTGCGGAAGTTTCTGTTGACAATGCAGAGTTCAAAGATGCTTCAGCAGATGTTGCTCTTGACTCTTCAGCATCGATATCTAAACCAATTGAAGTTACAGCACTCAACAATGCGTTATCGTTCTCTAAATCAATTCCGTTAACGAAATCAACGATTTCAGCAAATTGATCTAAATCAACATCTGAACCATCAAGGATGACATCAATACGAGATGCTTCAGCAGATACTGCAGTTGCCAAAGATTGGTCAGCAGCCAAACGGATAGAAGCTTCGTTAGTAATTGATGTTGCTAAAGATGTATCAGCTGATGTACGAGCATCATCTTCTCGAGAAATTTCACCTGATATTTTTGTTGATAAACTTTCATCAGCAGATAAACGAATAGAAGCTTCGTTATCAATTGCTACAGTACGGTTAGATTCTTCTGTTGATAGTCCTGTTGATAAATCAGAAGCTAATGATTCATCAGCAGCTAAACGTGTTGAAGCTTCATTTTCAATTTCAGTTGATAAACTATTATCTGCTAATTCTCTATTTGAAACTTCAGATGATATAATTCCATCATAATAGATTTGATCCTCAACTCTCTGTGAAGTTTCAGTTGACAAATCAGCAGCTAATGATTCATCAGCAGCTAAACGAGCTGAAGCTTCAGCCTCATCATTTGCATTAAGATCTGAAACTGCAATGGATAATTCACCAGATAACCAATTATCTTCTGCTTGTCTTGCAGATGTTTCAGAAGACAACTCATCACTTAATACAACCTCAACACTCATTGCTCTTGATTCTTCAGCATCAACGTCAGCGATTCTTTCTGAAATTTCAGTTGATAAAGCACCTTCGATAGAAGCATTAGCAGTTGATAAGTCAGCAGAAATTTTAGTTTCTAAACTGTTATCACCAGCAACTCTTGCAGATGTTTCGGTCGATACGGCAGCTTGACGATTTGCAGTTTCAGTTGACAAGTCAGCAACAACAGAAGCGTCACCTGAAATACGAGCGGCTTCCTCTAATGAGATAGCAGCTTCTCTATCAGCAACTTCAGTTGATAAATCAGAAGCTAAAGATGCTTCAGCAGATGTTGCACGAGATGCCTCAGCGCTTAAAGAAGCACCAGCAGCTGTTGCCAATGAAGTGATAGCACCGTTTAAGTCACCATCAGCAGATTGGAATGCACCAACGATTTCAGTTAATGAATCTAAAGCTGCAGGATCAACGTTTGAGACGATGTAATCAATTCGGTCTTCCAATGAAGATTCAGCTGATTCTGCACGTGCAGTTTCATTAGATACTTTAGTATCCAAAGAAGCATCAGCAGTTGACATCGCAGCTTCTAAACTTTCATCACCAACAACACGTAAAGATGCTTCAGCATCGATGTTGTTTTGTAATGAAGTTTCAGCTACCATTGCGCGAGATTCCTCAGCATCAACGTCTGCTTCACGGTTAGCAACTTCAGTAGATAAGTTTGCGGCAAGTGATTCATCACCAGCAACGCGGTTTGAAATTTCAGTAGATACTGCAGCTTCACGAGCAGAAACCTCAGTTGAAAGGCTAGCCGCAACAGAAGCATCACCAGATACACGTGAAGAAACTTCACTTGAAACTTCAGTTGAGATATTATTGTCAATTGAGGTAATCGCTGATTGTAAACCATCGATATCTGCAACAACAATACCAACTGGAGCGGTGATTTGTGCATTATCTAAAATTAAGTCAGATTGTCTATTTAAGACGATTTTTGTAGTTGACATAAGTTTTAAATTAAATTAAATTAAATTGTTTATAAATGAATAAGGGTGAACCAGAATGTCTCCATTTAAGTAACATCAATTACTACTCTAGAAATAGAATTTTACTTGTTAAATAAAAGGTTTTTCAAGTTCTTTATGGCATTTGTGTAAGCCAAAGGTTCGCATGAACCCGTTTCCGTTAAATATGCATCTACATCGGATAATAGTTCGGGGCTAGATGGGAAAATAAACGTAGATTTTTTTGTAGTTTTTTCTACTGTAAATTTATGCCCCTTGATCTTAAGGTATGCTGTTAAATATAAATCTGAAGTTGAATATAAATTCTCTGAGTTCATCTAAATATTGGGTTTGATTATACGTATGCAGGATTTTTTAAAAATATAAAGGAAAATCTAAATATTTTTTTATCCTATAACAAATGGTAATAGGTGCAACGAAGGTTTGTATCTGTTGGGGGAGCTTCTTTAAATGTAATAGTTGAGTCAGATACTTGATAATCCCCATTAATCCCACTTTCTTGAAGCAAACCATTCAAATATATATGTTCACTATCCTCTACTGGGGGATACTGTAGGGTAAATACTTTATTTATCCCATCAATTACACCAGATAAAGTTTCTTTGTCTTTAAATACTTTTACAGGAGTGTTATCTACATAATAGTATGTGCAATTTAATTTCATTCCCGGAAGTAAAGGCTGATCAAACGTTATAATTGAACCCGAAATTGAATAGTCTGTAGATGATCTACTATCAATTAACAAACCATTTAAATATAAATGTTCACTGCCTAAGGTTGGAGTATGTTCTAAAACATATATTGTGTTTACACCATCGATTGAGCCGGATGGGGTTTCTTTATTTACAAATATTTTGGATGCATTTAAAGCATTTGCTGTTGAAGATAAACCATCTATTTGAATACTTTGAGTTGTTAAAGATTGAGAAATTTGCCCAAGTGATTGTGTAACTAAAGTAATAGATCCTGCTATTTGATTTATTGCTTGGGTTATAGCATCAATATCAGCAGTTGGTTGCGATACAACAGTAGTTATGATAGTTCTGTTTTTAAATTGGTTTAAATATACTGGGGTTGAAGAAATTTTTTCGGCCATTTATATTCTTTCTTTTGAGATTTGAACTTTATCTGCAGGTACATAATGTGCTGTGCAAATAATTGACCAATTGGAGCCAAAATTTTCCAGTCCTGGGTTTAATGGGTTTGTGTTATATGGGTAAGCTGGGTCTTTTCCAACTACAAGTTGATTATCATTTACATTATTAATTTCCCAATATGATTCATACCACATTATTATATCTCCTGATTCAGGTAATACATTAGCGTCAACTAAATCATCACGTAAAAATTTAAATGTCATTGGTCTATCATAAGACACACCAAAATCATCAACTGGTTGGGAAGCATCTCCTCTATCAATTAATACGTTTAATAGAACAGGTTCTGCATATAATCTTGCACCAGCTGCTTCACCATATATGTTTACCTTTGTTTCAGCTGTTTTGAGTTGATAAAATACACATTGTTGTGTAATAACATCCCATAGCAGTTCCCTGTTAAGGTGCCTAAATAATGAAACGTCACGTGATGAACCAAATAATGCGCACATAATTTATTGTGTTTTAAATTTCCATTTATATCCTTTACTATTATTTTTCCAATTTTGTAAAGATCTATGGATACTAGTTATACCTAGATAAGTACATGCTTCTTTAGCACTTTTCCATTCTTTTATAAATATTCCTTCTTTAGAATATTGAAGGACAGATTTACTGTTTTTTTCTCTTATTTTCTGGTTTCTTTCATCATTCTGGTAACAAACATGGCCTATTTTCTTTTGGGAAATTTTTTGTTTGGTTTCTAAAGAAAGTTTATTACCTAATGCGTATTTATTTCCTAATTTATGTTGTCTTTTTTTTAAGTTAGATTCAACAGAATGTTTTCTTCCTTTATTAGCTTTACTAGTTTGAGATTTTTGATAATCACTTTGAGAAAAACCTAAATGGTATTTATTTCCTTTATTGGCATTTTGAATATTTATTATTTTTTCTTTTGGAAATGAAGATATACCAGATGAATATTTGGTAGCATTGTAAAAAAGTGGATTATCATATGCATCAAAATAATCAATCCAATACTCTTCTAATTCTTTCATTAAATTAATATCGTTTACTTCTGCCAGTATGGTTTTAATAAAATTTTTCTTTCCATATTTTTTTATAGATTTTTTTATATAAGTACCAGACCCATAATAATTAGGGTCATTAGTGGAATTTGAACCAATATATTTTTTCCCATTGATTAAATTTGTAGTACAATATACTATCATAAAATTATTTTTTTAACCGATGTATATAACCATTGGTATATTACTAATTGTTTGTCTTTGAGCTTCAGATTCTGCTGCTTTTTTCTCTAACAACGCTTTACGTGAAGTTGAATCTAAATATGCTCTTAAACGCTCAATTAAAGCTTGTTTTTCAGAGGTTGCAGCAGCAATTAAATCTGATTGGTTTAATGTGATTTCAGAACCTGGGATAGGAACAGATTGGTATTTTCCTCTGACATATCCTAGTATTTCTTTTACAATGGCTAAAGCATATTCAAATACCCATGAACGTCCAATTGAGTTAATATTGGTATAAATTGGATTTTCATATGGTACATTTGAAGGGTTTGTGATTATGCTTCTACCATTTCTGTCAACATATGGATTGTTTTTTTCATCCAATATCATATATTCAAATCTCATATATCTTAAACCAGTTGGAATAGGGAATATTCTCAATTGGTTATTTACCAATTCAAAGGTATATTGAGATTTTCTAATTTGATCGTTAAATTCTATAGCTTGTATTTTTTGCAAATCATAGTTTACGGGCATTAACATAAAGTTAATTGCGGGTGAATATGAACCCCACCCAAATGAATCTAGCATTTGCATCATTCCTACACCAGTTCCAGCATATGGGTCAAAATAACGTGTTATTGCTGGGGGAGATTCATAAAATATGCGTCTGATTTCAATGCGCCCTTGGATACTTTGAGAAACTGCCCATTCGTTCATATCATAATTTTGAACTCCTGCTTGTAAAGGGATAGAGCCTGTGTGGTAAGTAACTGTACCTCCAACACCTGCTTCTGTTCCATATTGATTTGAAAGTAAAATTATATTACTTAAATTTTCTTGAACCAATTCACCATTAGCTGACCCTATTGTGGTGGGATTTCCTTGGAATGATAGTAAATTATCTGCTACTTGATAAGCATACAATTCGTTTCCGTAAGTTGTTACTGCATCTTCTAATGCTGTGTAAAAGTTTATGTCCTGGAGTTCAATTTCTGTTAAAGGGTATCCTAAACGTTGAGCAGCAAATTTAGCAAATTTATCAGCGTCTTGTTGAAATTGAATATCATTATCGTAAAATCCAAACGGTGTTGCTCCGGGTTGAAAAGAGCTTGAACCAGGCCAAATAGGAATGTTCATGGTATTTTAGTTTATTATAAATATGAAAAAAAAGAGTCTCATTAAGAGACTCCTTCTAGAATATATTATCGATCTTATTAGCTTAAAGATCCTGTTCTCCAAGCATTACCATCCCAAATATAAAATTTAGCAACAGTAGCATCAAAATATATTGAACCTGTTAATGGTGATACAAGAACACCACTTCCTATTGTTATTGATCCAGACGTTGCATCTACATTATAAGCGGTAGTTGCAGTTGCTACATCACCATCTACATTTGCACCAGCAACATATGAAGCAGTTTGAGCATTTTCTACATAAGAAGCAGTTTGAGCTGTTTCAACATATGATGCTGTTTGAGCATTTTCTACGTAAGATGCTGTTGCAGCATTGTCAGCGTTAGTTGCTAAAGCTACATATCCATCAACGTTTGCTCCGTCAACATATGAAGCAGTTGTTGCTAAATCAGCATCTGTTGCTAAAGCTACGTACCCGTCTACATCAGCACCAGCTACGTAAGAAGCAGTTGTTGCAGTATCAGCATTACCAGTTACACTACCAGATACGCTTCCTGTTACATCACCTACAAATCCTGTAGCTGTAATTGTTCCTGTGTTTGTATATGAACCTGTGAAATATTCAAAATTTTCGTCCATTTCAGCGATAGTAAGAGCGGAACCTTTTACTGATCTTAAAGTTAAATTTGCCATTTGTCGTTTGTTTTTTTATTATACGTATTATAAAGAAGCTACAAAATATTCTAAAGAAATGTTTGAGCCACTAGCTTTTGCTTTTATTGAATCTACTGAGTGAAATACACTATAGTAAGTTTCATCTACATAATTTTCTACTACATAATCATTTGCTGAGGATGCATTAATATCTGCATCATTTAGCATGATTGATTTTCCAGCACCTAAATTAAATAATGTACTTTCTTGTCCAGTTACAATTAGATATATTTGGGCACTATTTGTTTTAGATAAGTTAGTTAATCTAACATATTTTACAGAAGATTTTACAAATGCCCCACCTGTTTGTTCTTCCTCACTATCAACAAAACGTAAAATTTCAACCCCTGAACCACTAAATGTGGTTGGAATAGTATCAATACGTCTAACTATTTGATTAATGTTAGGGATTGTTACTAGATTATGAGTTTTTTCCTGGTTTTGGTTAGGAAGGGTAATTTCTTCAGTAATGGTTACATATAAATTAGCCATTTAATTTTATTATACATATTACCACATCATAAAAAAATAAAAAAGCCCCGCTTTATAAGCGAGGCTCTTTATTTTCGGTTGACCGTTACTCTTATAGAGTGTTCAAATCATTAACGAAGATACGACCGTAGAATTCAGGACGGATCATTTTCTTAGCGTAACGAGTCAATAGACCTTTTCTTGGTGTGAAAGTGTCTGGATCGTACACTAATGGAGTCATGATTAGAGGCACATATGGAGCAAATACAGCACCAGTTTCAAGGAATTGAGATCCTCTATAACCCATCAAAATAACGTTTTCAGTCATGTATGGGTTTTTGTATACTGTATAACGGTTGTTTAAGTTACCTGATTTTTGGATACCAAATGCATAGCTTGCTTTAGTTACATCACCATCAGAAGTTGAAGCAAATCCTGGGATTGATTCAAGGACAGTTGCAACTGAAGGAGAACATACTAAGAAGTTAGCTCCACCACGTAAAGTCTTTTGGTGGATTTTGTTAGAAACTTTCTGCATTTTAGTACCTAAAGTTTGGAACCACTGACCTTGTGTGTTGTAGAAGTCTAAATCAGCAGCCCAAGCTGTTTTACCTGCATTCAAGTAATTGTTGTTTTTAGCTGACCAGTATTCATCTGCAGCAGAAGCATCTTGGATCAACATATCTAAGTTTTCTAGATCGATTTCTAGAGCAATATACTCAGACATGATTGAAGTCAATTCAGCTTCAGCATCTAATGATTGGTAAGCATTCAAATCTTGAGCAAATTCTGGTGTCCATTGTGCTTTTAACTTACGTGTTTTAGCAACAATAGCTTCAGATTTCATTTGAATGTTGATTTGTGGAATAGCTAATGCATCAGCAGAAGTTGATTCAGCATTTGGATAACCAGCACCGCTGTTATCTTCAAAATCACCTCTAAAATTATCAGCAGGTTGCATGTTGTAGAAGACAGATGAAGAAACACCTGCAGCTGGGATATCAGATGTACCTACAGAACCACTATAAATAAATGTGATTGCGTTAGTACCGTTTGTAGAAGTGTATTGTGGTAACAATTTAGCTGCAGTAGCTGAAGTTAAAGTTGAACCTGAAGCCAATACAAATGCTCTAACACCTTTATAATCAGGACGAGTTAATTGTCCAGTTACAGTTACAGCTGTATAGCTACCTGTTGTAGAAGCTAATTCAGCTGCGTAATCTAATTGAGCCCAAGATGCTGTTGCTACAGTTACACCTACAGAAGCAGAGAATTGGTTGATTGAATAAGCAAATCTACCAGCACCGTATAAACCGCTAGATGGATCTAAATTAGCTCCTGGGTTTGTGTTACCGTACATTGAAGATGAAGCAGCATAAACATCTGAACCTGGACCAAATGTTGTTGGAGATCCAGCTTTAGCTGAAGCACCATATTGGAAATCCAAGAAGAATACAAGACCTGAAGGTAGATTCATTGGTTGTACTGACATGAATTCTTTAGTTGATAAAGAACCAAATACTTTACGTACCAATGGAAGAGCTACACCAGCCCATTGCTCACCTTGTCCTACAACAAAGTTAGAGCCTCCTACTTGAGTAGAAGATTGCTCAACAACAAGTTGTTTTGCTTGGTTTTCAAGGATCAAAGCCATGTTGTTTTTTTCAACTTCGCTTCCAAGTCCTTCTAATAGGCCTGTTTTAGACCATTTTGATGCCATTCTAGCAGCATCACTCTGCATGTTTCTCCATCCGTTTGCAGAGCTTTCTAGTAATGAATTAATACTTGACATTTTTTGTTTTTTTTTAGTTTTTAAATTAAATAATTCCAGCCAATTTTTGCATTCTTTTAAATACATCGTTTGACTCTACGATTGGTTGTTTTGCAGTTGGGGTAGTAGTTGCTTTAGAAGCTCTACCTAGGTTTTCTTTAATGGTTTCTTTTTTAACTTTAATTCCCTCGTTTAAAGTTTCATATACCATTTTTACTTCACCTACGTTTTTAGCTTTGTCAAACGAACTTAATACCTTCACTTTTTGGTTTTCGTTCAAATTTTTAGCTTTGAAGATTTTGTTTGAATAAAGAAGTTTAGCGTTTAAAAGGTTGATTTCGTTAAGTTCAGCTTTTAAAGTTTCGATTGTAGAAAGAGCTTCATCTAATTCAGCTTTCATTTCATCCATTGTTTCTTCTGTTTCTTCAACTGATTTTTTTACTTTTTCTACTTCATCTTCAACTTTTTCACTTGCTTTAACGATATTACCTATAGAAATATCTTGGTCTGCAGCTACATTTTTTAAAGCAGCTAACATAGGATTACTTGTTGTTTCTGCTTCATCAAGGCTAAGACCTAATTTCTGGATAGTATTTAAGTTATCTAGGACTTTTTGTTTTAGTTGGGGGTTACTTTCCATATCTTTTTTCATAGTCTCCCATTCTTTATCCAATGTTCCTTTTTGCTTAGAAAGAATTAAATTAGTTATTCTTCTTTTTAACTCTTCTTCTTTTGCAGCTCCTTTACTATAGAAATAAGCTGTACCTAATGCAATTAAACCTCCTAAAGTACCCAATCCTGCTGCTAATACTATTGGTGCAGATGGATCAAATATTTCATTAGTGGAGTATTCATTTTCTTCTTCCATTTCTTCAATTTCTCTTAAAAGTTCTGCTAAATCTACTTCTTCTTCCTCATCACCCATTTCCATTTCTTCACCTTCTTCTTCACCTTCGAATTCAGATCCTGCTTGTAACTCACCGTCTTTAATCATTTGTGCGATTACGTCTTCAATCATTTCTTTCAATTCGTCGTCTGAAAGGTCTTCCATTTCTGAGTTTTCTTCTTCACCTTCTTCTTCCTCTTCACCTTCCTCTTCTTCACCTTCTTCGGCTTCGTTGATGTTTTCTTCAACTTCACCTTCTTCCATTTCTAGCTCTGCTAAAAGTTCTTCCAAATCAACTTCGTACATGTTTTCGCCTTCTCCTTCTTCCATTTCTTCTTCATCAAGAGCTTTTTCGCCCATTGAGCTGAATCCTGTTTCAGGTTCTGCGTCCATTTTACCATATCCTTCTTCTTCAAGATCTTCTTTTTCCATTTCTTGAAGTTTTAAAGATAACATAGATTTAAGTTGAGGTGTAAAGGACTCTTCTAGAGCTGCTTTTGCATTTGCTATAGCCATTTCTTTTACAGCTTTAGCTTCAGCGATTGCTTCTTTAAGCATTTCTCTGTTAGTTGCCATTTTTTCCTAAATTTAATTTTGTTGGGAAAGTACGTTTATTTTAAAACGTAATAGAATTCATTTAATTGATACCACATGGATTGAGGGTGGTGGTATATTCTGTTATATGTATATGCAAATTTTGTCAAAGTCGCAAAAGACAAAAAAAGCTCTCAAATGAGAGCAATTCTTGTACCGGTTTGCATATTTTAAAATATCGGGCATGTGCCTTTAGCACATAAAATTTCAGTTATAATTGAGTTTGTGCGTGCGTAAGGATCTAGATATGTTGTTCTAGATTCGTTTAATTGTCCATTACGCATCCAAGAGTCAGGATTAGAAGGGTTTGAAACTAAATCAAAAGTAAGTAATTCAAAATCATCTTGTACTTCCATTACCTCACCCATTTGTTTTAATGAGCCCATTCCGCGAGATGAAATACCAATTGTTAAACCATTGTTAACTAAAGCACCTGCTATACGGCCAGATACAGTTCCTTTTGGTCCTAGGTCTGAAAATATTTCTACTTGGCCCCATACTTCATCACCATCCCACCATATTTTACGGATAGAATGTGAAGCGTTTTTTAGGTTTATAACTTGAGAATCAGGATGATCTAATTCACCACATGTTTCGGTTGTTTTTTGGTTTATTTTTTGTTGGAAATTATTAATTTCACGTTCCCACAACTCACGTTTGTAGTATCTTCCGTTACCATTTTTTACCTCAACGGTAGCTAAAATACCTTCAACAAAAATGTTTCCATTACCTTTTAGCCCTTCTAAAAGGCGAACCGGTTGGGGAACAAAATGTCTGGTTTCTATTAAAAGTTGTTTGTTCATGTTTAGTAATTTTCGTCATATGACATTTCTTCACCCATTATGTTGTCTTCTAACATGTCGTCTGTTTCATCAATTACTTCTGTTTTTTTAATTTTACCTTTAAATTTAGACATCATTTTTTCAACTTTAGATTTTGCTTTTTCTAAAGCTTTGATATCTTTTTGAATTTCTTTAACTTTCTTAGTATCAGTTAAAGCTTTCATATCTTCATCCTCATCAAGTTTACTAAGTTGAGATTGTTTTTTATCAATTAATTCTTGGATTTTATCTAATTTAGATTGTAAAGTTTCATGTTCTGCTTCTTTGTTAATTGCGGCAAGATCTTTTTCTACACTTTCCATTAAAGATTCTCCCATCGGAAACGGAGGAGGAATTATTGCTACACCACCTTTAGCATTGGGTTCCATATCTTCTAATTGCTTCTTAAATCTCATTAAAGCTTCAACATTTATAGGACGACCTCTTCGTACTTCCCCAGAAGATGCTTGTGCTAGTTTAGCATTAATTTCTTTTATTTTTTTCCCAATCCAATCTTCTAATTTTTCTACTTTATACCCATTTTCTTTAAATCTAATTTGATGGTATAAAACATCTTTTCCTAGTACAGGGTATATAGTTGTCTTTGATTCAGCATATTTTTTAAGTAATGCTCTAACCATTGGCCAATATCTATCTGAAATTTCATTAGTGATAACTTTAAGGCGGTTTTTGTTATCTTCAATTTGTTTTTCTCTAGTGCCTCTACCTTTTTCCATTCCTCCTAAAGTAACATAAAGTAAATCTGATATAAAGATAGTATTGTCAGGAGTAATTCGGATATGAGGGATTTTTAATGATTCATCATATGAAGGAGCATTAAGGCCTGGATTTAAAAGGTTAAATTCTTTTCTAACTTCGGATGTTAAAATATAGTATGTTGGGATTTTTTGTTCTCCTTTTTCAATATTAGCAGTGTTGATGGTCATCATTCCATAATTGCCACCACCTTTAACTTCTTCTAACTCAGCATCAATCATTTCACGGATAGCTTTACGAAGTTTTTCTTCTTCTAAAGAACCATATTCTTTAAATTGTGCTTTATTTGCTCTAATTGTTTTACCACTTTCAGATTTCAATACTAAATTACCTACTTCGTCTTTTTTTTCTACTGTAACTTTAATTCCTTTATATTTTACAGTATCACCAACGTTAAGTTCTTTATTTTCATTTAAATTACCGTATCCAGATGATTTGTATTTTCCAGTAGCTTCTTTTGGGGTGCCTAAACCAGGATGTTCAGTTACATATCCTAAATCTTTTACACCAAATTGACCATCTTTTGTATAGTGAATTGGATCTTTTGATAAGTTTTTCAACACAATATCTTTCAATTGTTGCATTGTTTTATCAGCATTTTTAGGATCTTTCATTTCAGCATAATAACCCATCATAATTTGATCAAAGATCAAATTGTCTGGGGTTTTATCGTCTATTTTATCGTATTGTTTTTCAAGATCTTTTTCAACAGGTTTAGATACTTTTTTCTCTTCTGCTTTTACTTTCTCGTCTTCATTTTCTTTTTTCTTTTTAGCTTCAACTAAAAATGCCTCAAACGCAGTTTCGTATGACTCTTTTTTCTTAGGCTCATATCCAGCAACAGCAGTCAAACCAATCACATTTTCTGAAATTATGTTTTTAGTTTTAAGAGATGCAGCTGCTTCCTCAAATGTAGCAGAATTTGGTACTATATGAGGAAAATTACGTTTAGCTTCAGTAAGAAAAACACCTTTATGTCCTTTACCTTCTTTGATTAATAAATACTGATCTTGTAATGTTTTTTTCATTGTTTTTGTTTTAATAAATCTACTGCTTTTTGAATATATGCTAAAACCATTGAAGACGGTTTATAAATATCAAATGAACCTGGGTTAGCTGCGTAGTATTCTAAAGTATCATTTTTAGCATTTGATACAAGAGGGGATAAGTCTTTTAAAAGATTTTCAATTTGAGTAAATTCGTCAATTCTTTCGTTTTGAAATTTTTTTGCTGCGGATGGTTCTTTATCTTCTTCCCATAATTTTTTCTTATCGTAAGATTTTGGTTTAATGTTTGGGACATTTTTAAATCCTAACTTGTAATAGTATATATTTTTAGCACCTTTAGCGTTTTTATTTTTATTAAACGCGGGTTTAGTAGCCATTCCTATACCTTCACCAGGGGAAGCAGTAGCACCACCAACATTGGTAGCACTCATTTCTTTGAGTTTTTTACGGATTATTTCTTTTAACTTATCCATTTACAGTTTCTAATTCATTGATTAAATCACAATACTGTAGTAAATCAACTAAATCATTATCTGTTATTTTAGCATTTTTTGCTGGTGGATTGATAACAGAGATAATCTCGTTAATTTTAATTTTTGTAACTGGGTTGTTTGTTTTGTTGTTTAATTTTTTTAATTCAACTTTAATCTCGTTTATTTTATCTGTGTAAAATTCTTTTAAGCGAGATGTATTATCTACTGAATTGATGTATTCTTTAAGGATGATTTTTTGGTTTAGGCTTAAATCATCGTATTTGTTATTAAATTTCTCCATTAATATTTTATATGCAAGAAACTTAACATCTTTATCTGAGTTGTCTAGTTCTGTTAAAACTTCATCACGAACAGCACTTTCTTTAATTTGAGCAGCTGTTAAATGCTCTAAAATAGTAACTTTATTTGTGATAGTTTGTTCAGGATTAATAGAGGTTTGAGAATGGGTAATTTCTAACAATGTATAAAAAGCAGCATATACTTTGTAATTAGGAAGTTTATGATTAAAAAATTCATTTAAATCATAATGTTTTTGAATTTCACTAATCAAATTATATTTTTGTCTTTTAATTACCCCTCTATTTAAACTTTTAGATGATTCAGTTAAAGTAGAAACTACAATATTTGCTTTAGTTTCTGTAAGGGATGTTTTTTTAAGTAACGTTTCATATAACCTATATTCACGACCCAATTCCGTTTTAACGAAATATTTTTTAAGTATATCTTTTGCAGGGGAATCTTTACCGTCTAGTGTATCAGTGGTAATTTGACGAACTAAAAGTTCAAAAAGTATACCCGTATTTTTATATTTTGAATGACGAATTAACATATTTTATTTTTTCCAAATGTATTTGTATGCTCTTTTATATTTTTTATCACTCCCAATTCCTATATAAAAAGGAATATTTTCAGAAGTAACATGTCTATAAATATAAGCCATAATGTTTGTTTATTTATAAATATATAAAAATTTGTTACTCTCGTATTTGTGATTCATCTAACAATGAATTTCCTCTAATATCCGATTCAAAAATAATTTGTTTCTTTTGATTTTTAATGTTATTAAACATTTTACTATTTTTGTTTCGTTTAATTTTAGTTTCAAGTGCTAATGGAGATCCACCTTTATATTCTGGTTTAGTTGAGTTTGATTCATCTCCATCTACTTTAGCTCCTATAGCTCCTATTCTATCTTTTCCAAAAACACTATCTTGAGTGTTTCGATCTGTTACTTTTTCTTTTGGTCTTCCTAATGGTTCTTTTTCATCATATCCTTCAGGTACTTCGCCTTCATATCTTCCTCTTCCATATAAAGAAGCTAAATCATGTGGTGTACCGTAAGATTTACCTGTTTCAAGTGGATCATTACCTTCGTTTTCAATTTGAGTTACACGGAATTTACGTTTAGCATCTTGAAGAATCAAGTCTCTATATTCATCGTATTGATCTTCACTTAAATGGAATAAATTTTCATATATCCAATCAGAAGGCATCAATTTATTTTCTATCATTGAGATAGCTAATTCTGTTTTTTCTTTCATCAATGCTACTCTTTCTTGGTCATATATGATTGAAGGTGTAGTTAATGAAAGTTCAAAATTAGTTAAATTCTCATCAGTGTATCCTTGAGTATATAAATGAACTAGAGCAATTTTAGTTAATTCAGATACAACAATACGTTGAATGCGTTCAATTGTACGAGCAAAACGAATGTCTTCAGCAGCTAATGTTGCCTTACCAGTTAAATCTTTTTCATACCCCATAAACGCTTTTGGAACTTTAAGGGCAGCAAATAATTTGTCTCTTAAATATTCTACATCTGTAATACCATCGTATTGTAAACCACCTAAAGTATCAATTTTGGTTGCTTGATCGTTTCCTCTAACTGGGATGTAAAAGTCCTCAAGCAAGTTTTGCATATTGTACTTTAAGTTATAATCACCTGTTTGTTGATCAATATATGGAGTACGTTTCATTTTGGATATTGTTTTCTGCATAAAGTTTTCTACTTCAGCAGGAGCAATATTACCAACATTAATTGAGAATATACGTTTTTCAGGTGCTCTAACGATACGGTGAATTAACATCGCATCTTCCATCATCGTATATTGCTTAAATAACTTACGGCCTGGTTCAAGATATGATCTACCATAAGGTAAAAAGTTAGTGTCCGTTAATAAACGGAAATGAGCCATTTCGTAATTGTCAAAATATATATCGTTTGATTGATTTGCAGAGTTTGGTACGTTATAGTATCCATAATTTGATGGGGATGAAATTCCATCTGGATCAAATCTGAATCTTATATCATTTGGATGATCTTTATCATATCCGTCTTGTCTTTCAATATGAAATGCATTGTAAGGAATTACATTATATACACCAAATTTTTCGGAAATTTCTAGTTTTAAAAAGAAATCACCGTATTTCAACATATTACGAATCCAAGGCCATAAGTTAAATTCAACGTTCAATACATCATAGAACAAATTATATAAAGCACGTTGAACATCCTCGTCTGAACTTCTAATTTGGAGTACTTCACCCATATCATTACGTAAAGTACATTCATCAGCTAAAATATCTAACGCAGAGGCAACGATAGCATCTGTGTCCATAGCATCATATTCTGAGTAAAGAGTGGGGCGTAGAGTTTGATAGTTAAAGCTGCTTTGGTAACCATAAATTGAGGTATGTGAGTTAGTGTATATTCGGTTAAATCTATCAACTAAGGCATTTGTTTCATAATCACCTGATTGTTGGATTTTATTAATATCCATTACTTTCAACTCACCTCCTTCATTTCGAATGATTACGTCTGTTGAAAACAATCGTTTTAATCTTGAGAATAATCTAGTATCTGCCATGTTTATATTTTTAGATTAGCCATGAAATATCTTCTTGACCGTTTGAATAAGGGTTATCTATTTTAAATGGGTTGTTATTGTATTTATTTGGTTGGGCATTTGAATAACCTCCCGAATATGTTGTATTATTAGTATGGATACTGTTAAGCATACTTTTGGTCATTTCCATACCATTTTGTCTTAGTTTAAATGCTGTTTCTCGTAAAAAAGACATGATTGCAAATGCCATAATTAAATCATCATTGTATCCAGGTTGTGCTTCTGGTCTGCCATTTCTCCATATAAATACCTTCATTTCCTCTATCAGTCTAGCTGATTGGATAATAACACCTCTATCTCGAACAGCTTCTTGAAATTTACCTATTGAAATAGGTCTAGTAGCTGAGGACATTGTAAATCCAGGTGTCATTTTACTATGATCCATGTATGGGTCAAAATAACTATCAACTGTTAAAGCATTGCTTTTGGGTGAATAATACAAATTATGGTACCCTCTATCAAGGATAGTTTGAATAGTTGACCAAGCTATACTAGAATTTTCAGGAGCAAGTAAAGCATTATTATATTCTGTTGCAATTGCAACCAGTAAATGTCCAAAATCTTTTGTACTGATTTGTCCTTTATATTCTCCTACTTGCTTGTATGTTTCAATATCTAAAATATGAAATGTAGAGTAATCCGCTCCATCACCTCGAGCAACATCCGCTGTAATTAAATAGTTTTTTGAATAATCAGCTGGTTCCCAGATCCATAAATTTTGATCAATTCCACGTTTTTCGATTGGGTCTGTAATAAATGTTTTTTCGTAAAATTCTATTTCATCTGCCAAAAATACAGTATCACCTGAGGTGGAAAAATCACAGTCACATTCTTGAGCAGCCATTTTAGGACCTAAATCAGCATCTTGCTGGTCTCTCCATGATTGGTCTCTTTCAGGATGCACACTCCAGGGTAAACGGATAGGTAAAAAGCTATTTTCACTTAATTCAGCAGCAACCCATGTTTTATGGAACCAGTTACCTGTACCATAAGGTGTAGATAATGCAATACAACCACCACCAGTTGCTAATGTTTGTTGAGCTGAGGCCCATATCTCACCTATATTGTTAATAAAAGCAGCCTCATCTATTATCAATAAAGAAACGGCTTCTGAACGACCTGCATCACTAGAGGCTGAAGTTGCTTTAATTTGGGAACCGTTTGGTAATCGAAGTGTTAATTTATTTTCTTCTTCTGGTTTGTTTGGAAATTTAAGCCAAGATGGTAAGTTATTATACATAAACTTAACCTTTGTAACCATGTTTTTAGCAGTTTCTTGTTTTGTTGCAATACAAAGTACATTTTTATCTTGGTGAAACATCATCAACCATAAAGAATAACCCGCCGATAGTGTTGAAATACCTAGCTGTCTAGATTTTAAAACAATTGAATATGGATTTTCTTGAAATAAAGTTAAAACGCGTTCTTGGAATGGGTATAAGTTAAATTGAATGCGGCCACGTTTTGGATGTTGGATGTAGCAGTATCTTTTCATAAAATATGCTGGGGATGAAGCGCATTTTATGTATTCTTCTCTTATTGCCTGTTTTAGGTCTTGGCCCATTATTTTTTAATTTTTATATTGTTAATGACTGCAATTGTATCTTGCATGCATTCACTATATACTTTGGAAGTATAAAATGGGTTAAATTTTAACAGTCCCCATAAATATTTTTTCTCCCAATCTTTGTATAAAAATGTTGTTAAATTATCTTTAAATTCTTTATTGGTGAATGATATGGAATCTTTTTTAATAAACCCCGAAAATTTATAACATTTTTCAGTTAATGCAAAATATGCTTTTTCAGATATACTATCTTTTTTTAATATAGTAGATGTTAAAATAGAATCTTTAAAACGGTATCTAGTTTCTACTATATCAGTAATATTTTTAGTTTTGATATTAAGCACTTTAGCTAAAGAATCATATTTTGGGTATAACTTTTTAAGTTCATTTAACGTGAGTGATTGTTGTTTACTTTTATCTTCTACAAGAGCAATCATGTTGTTATTGTATCGTTTTCTTTCTTCTTTTTCATGTTGATACAATTTAAATAAACCATATAATGCTATTAAACATATTGTTAATATAGCTGATAGTCCGAGTATTATTTTAGTTTTTATAGTCATAATTTTTAAAAAAAAGTGTCTGCCATATATTAAAGCAGACACATGATTATGTTAATGTAGTAGTAAAAAAACTTCATAAATTAAAATAGTTTATCCAATTTAGATTGAATTTCTCCATTTAATTTATTTAATTTTTTAAGTTCGCCCATTAAATTTTCTCTTTCAGCCCCTTCAGCTCCTCTAATCTTACCAGCTAGTTCTTTCATTTTACTTTGGGTTTCTTTTTGAGCTTTTAAAAGAGCATCTTGGTTATTAGCTAATTTATCTAATTTAGGAGTTTTAGAAGCAGCAGCATCTGCTTTGTCCGTTTCTGTAGCTTTTGGTTTAGTAGTTGTTTCAGGTTTAGAGTAAGTTACATCATCAAATCCATCATCCCCTTTAGTTAAAGTAGCTTTTTTAGGTTCTTTAGTTCCTGTTGATGTTGTGCTTTTTGATTTAGCTGATATTTTAGGTTCAGTAGTTGTTTTTTCGCCTGCTGCTCTACCTCTTTTTTTATCTGCTTTAGTTAAATATGGTGTAAAATCAAGTAATTCTTCTCCAGTTTTAGGATTTTCAAAAAATTCATCTTCAGGGCGATTTAAAAATTTTCTAATTTCCTGGTTATTGAATGCAGCTGTATCAACCCCCATATCTTTACTTAATTGATTAGTATCAACTGTACCTTCATCTTCTAATTTAGTTAATAAAAGATTAAGAGCTTTACTTTTTGATACATTCTCATCTCTAAATTTATCTAAAGCTGATTTAAAACCTTCCATGTCAGATACATCATAGATTGGGGTTTCATTTAAAAGATCTTCTTCAAGTGTAGCTTCAGCTACACCAGTTCTCATCATGTCAGCTTTTTTCTTTTGCAAAGCTTTAATTTCTAAATCAGTAGCTTTAAGTGCAGCCGCTTTAGCTGCTTTTTCTTCAGCTTCACCTTCTCTTAGAGCACTAGATATTTCTTCACGTATAATTTCAAGTAAACGAGTTTTTTTCATTTTAATATAGTTTATTTATAAATATTACGAAAATAGCGTCTGTTTAACTTTTTGTATTCTTTCCTCAACATTGCCTGTTAAAATTGTGAAATTTTTTATTTTATGAGGATATTTTCTTAACAAACCTTGAATCTCTAAATCAACGTCTTTTCTATATTCTGAGTTTGTTGTTCTAACACCATTATCCTCTATTTCTACACCTTCAGGGGAAATGTAGAATATATAATCATATTCACCTATTAAATATGAAGCCGCTTGACATATCTCATCTGCTATATAGTATGGAATCGATTCAGCTAAACGTGTAAAAGCCATTACATCTATAACTGTGCGATCTGTTATGACTTTATCCCTAAGTAACTCAGATGCGCGTTCAGCTAAAAATATAAATTGGCCTTTTATTGTTGAATCAGTATTTAATGGAATACCTAAATCACGTAAATATTTTGAACGTTCTGTTGCAAAATAAAAATCGTTAAATTCTGGTAGTTCTTTTAAAGCATTAACTAAAGTGGTTTTACCTACAGACATTGTTCCACAAAAACCTATTTTCATAAATTATTTTTTACCGTAATTGAAATCCCCTGTTTTAAGGCGTTGTAATATATCAAATTGTTTTGGAGTTACCAAACCATTTTGTTTTTTAGCATAATTGATAATTCCTTGAAGATATTTTCTTTGAGATAAAGAATACCTATTCATATCTAACAATTGTTGATAATAATCTATATTTTTGATTTCAATATTATTATTACCTGAGACTTCTTTTAAATATTCTAAAAATTCTACTACAATTTGTTTATGTTCTGGGGAGTTTTTAGCTGTTTCTTTTAATAAACCGTAAACATCCTCTTCGGATTCATCTATAGTTGATTTAAATGGGTTTAAAATAGACTCTGCTAATTCATGTTCTCCATCATCTCCATAATCTGAGAGGTCATTTAAATATAATGTTATATATTCATTTATTTTATCTTTGGAGAATTTCATATATGTAGTTTTTAATTTTATTAAATGCTTCTTGTAATTTATTTAATTGGCTGTTTAACCATTTTAGTCTCTCACCAAATCTTCTACCACCCATTGGGTTTTCAATATTAGATTCAGGAATATATTTTAATAATGGTTTAATATATTCATTTCCAGCTAAAAATATAAATTTATTTTTTTCAGGATTTATACCACGTTGTTTTATTTCCTTATAAACTTCTTCACCCCATCTTTCTTTTTCATCTTTGTTAAAATCTTTTAAAGTTAAATCATAAGGAGCTAACTCTTGGTTTAAATTAACTAAATGATGTTTAGCAGATAAAATAAACATTTTATCAGGTTTAAGTGTTTTCCCATATTCTAACGTTTTTTGAAACATAGGAGAAGCAGAATATAATTCTTGAGCTGGTGCTTTATATGGTGTTTTAGATTTAGTGCAACTTAAAAGTACTATTTTAGCCATTATATTTTATTATAAATATTATAGCAATGATTCAGCTACATAAATCGCTTGGGCTCCTGATACTGTAATACCACGTGCACTTAAAGCATCACCTACAAAATATACGTTAGGATAATCAATCAAACTAAGGTTTTCATAGTTTACTTTAACCTCAGGTGAAAGATATTTTACCTCAGGTATATAAATCCCCCAATCATCTCCTAATGTAGGGAATACTTTTTTCATATCTTCAATAAAATCCTCTACATATTTAAAGTAACCACCCATTATCTCTCTTACACCATCTAAAAATTCAATTTGGAAAGATGTTACGTTATTACCTTCTGATGTGGTTGAAGGTGTACGAGATGGACTATAATATAAACCTGTTCCGTTAAATTGTAATTTGTTTACTACATCACGTGACCACTTAAATGGATCTTCAATACCATTAATTTCCATTAAGATACCAAAGTTAGTCATATTATTTCTATATGCTTCATCTTTCTTTGCATGTCCATTGTAGCTATGATCTCCATATGTTTCCTCTACAGCAACATAAGCTGCATTATTGTTTGTACAAAATGAACGTAACGAAACACCTTCATCATCAAATTTTCTATATAACTTAAAGTCATATGATATATCGATTAGTTTTTGGAAGTGTTCTTGTGGTGCCTCAAATCGAACACCAATTTGAACTGATTTTGGTTCATCTGGGAGTTTATATTTATTAGCTAATTGTTGGGCAAAGTCAATGCCTGATTTGCCTACTGCAAAGATAAGTTCATCATATGAAATTCCTTTACCAACGGCTGTAATTGGATCATAGTAAAGAACTAAATTAAGTTCAGCATTAATATCATGAACTTTATTTTCCCAAATAAAATTAACACCTTTAGACACTAAATAATCATACCAATTTTTAGCAATTTCAGATAGATAATCTGTTCCTACGTGCCATACAGGAAATAAACGTAAACCAAAATATGGTTTAATAAATTCAGGTTCTGCTTCAGGATTTGAGCATTGTACTTCCTCTGGTTTAGGGTGAAAACGTTTGAAATTAGTAATCACTTGATCCATTAATTCCATTGCTTTATCCTCACCACAGTATTTTGATAATTGTCCTCCAATTGCTGTATGGTAAGTTAATTTACCATCAGACCAACCTCCAGCACCTAAAAAACCTGTCATTACTTCTTCAGGTTTACGGTTATATGGATCTTTACCCATATCAATTAATGTAATTAATTCTCCAGGATATCCATTATCTACTAACTTAGTTGCAGCATTTACACCTGCCACACCGGCTCCTACTATTACTATTCGTTTATCCATCTTGGTTTATTGTTTAATTTTTTCCAATCTAATTTTTTTACTTTTACCTTGTCATTAACATAAAAATTCTTATACGCTTCCACAGTATCTTCTAATTTATATTGATCGGGCATACACTGAGGAGGGTTAACAAATCCGGTATCAGGGATATTAGGTTCGTTATTTTGTAACCATTCAAGTACATCTTTTGTTTTATGTCTTTTACCATATCGTTTTTCAAATTCATCACATATTTCTAAACCATGTTGAACTAACCATCTATAATGTTGTATAGATTCTCTTGTCCATTTTGCTGATGGGTGGTTAGTATGTGATTGTTTGTAAGGGGCAGTTGAACCACTTACCCAATGAGCAGTACTACACATTTGTGCACTTTCAATTTGCATTTTTCTAATATGATCATCCGTTAATTCACGAGCAGCAATAATCGGATTTTCATTGATATAAAATATATTCATAACTCTTATTTTGTTTTAAATATATAATAAAAAAAGCCCGAATCCAAAGATCGGGCTACAACTCCAAAAATATTTTTTAAACGAACAGGCTATAGATCTGCTCTAAATGTTAATCTGTTGTTCCTGGGGTTAAACGAGGATCAGCTGCTGGGGAATTAGTTGGGATCCTTTTAATTTCTTTTCCTATTCCTTTTTGAACAAGTAAATTGAATTGTCTAGCTTCTTCATCTGTAAGATTTCTAAGCATAGCATTCATAGTTTCTATTTTACCATTCTCTTCTATTTGATTAAGAGCTCCACGGATAAGAGGTATAGATGTTCTACTCGTTTCCTCCATTAATACTTTTTTAATTTCCTCTTTGATTGTATTTTTTAAATCAGTTTTTTTCATAATTTATGTATTTTTAACTTTAATGTTCCTGTTCCTTTTATTACACGATGCCATTCTAATGCAGGTATAAATATATGTTCTTTTAGTGAGGTAGGCAAGCTATTATCTAATTGAAGTTTCCAATCTGTATCTTCTAAAATTTCAACAGTACGACTCTCTAAATCCCTATGCCATTTTAATTCAATTGGATCTATATTTTCGTTAAACTCACGAATAATATATTTGTCTGTAACTTCTATGTCAATGTATGGTTTACTCACTTTCTTTACGCTCTTGCCAATCATAAGATATACTATCTTGTGTAATAGGACCACCTTTAGCCCATGTCCTACAAGTACGAGCTGAATGGCACTTAAAACTATGCATCCAACAATATCCTAATTTTCCATCTTCATCTTGTAATGGTCCAGGCATACAATCTTCCATTCTTGGGGAAATATCAAATGCTGCACAATTTGCACATAAAGATTGTTTAGCAGCTTCAACTGTTGTATCCCAATGTTCTGCTAATTCGTCCCAATAATCTCCAGGTTCATCAACATTTAAAGGACCATATTTAATATAATCTGCTTTAATAGCTGAGTCTCTATTTTTGGTGTTAAGTTCTAAATCTTGGGTAGGTAAAGGACAAGCCATAGCTGCTTCATATAATTTACCTTCAGCTAAATATTTTCTTAAATCAAAGTTATCCATATCTATTTTGTTTTACCCCATTTAGTACCTTTACCAGGTGTTTTACATTGTGAAGGTGTAGGACGACATGAAGGGTATTTTGAGCGTTTTTCTCCTTCTTCTCTACCGCATGATTTATATCCTGTTATTTTGCCATCTTTTTTAATAGGTGCATTACAATCAACCCATCCACCTTTTTTACCAGGTGTTCCTTTACGGGAAAACCAAGTGCGGAGGGTTTCTTTTACTTTTTCAAGAATTACTTCTTCTTTTAAACCTTTCCAAATCATACCTTTACGACACTTAACAACAGCACCAGATTTGTAAGCGGATGGTTTATCGTATTTGCGATCTGCAATACGTAAACACCTATCGCGTTTTTCTTTTTCCTCTTGAATGTTTTCTTTAGTTTTAATAAATATTAATATTTTAATAATGTCATTTAATTTTTTTAGAAAAATTTCAAATTCTTGTGGGTTGTTTTTAATATATTCAGCTCCCAAATCAATAAAACCATTTATAGAATAATCAACTATGTTTGAATAGTCTTCATATAGATTAGGTTTTACATCTTTTATATCTAGTAAAAGAGTATCTATTTTATTTTGTAAAGGTTTTATTTTATCAAAATCGCTCATCTTCTA